TGAAAAATATTTACCAACGTATTGTTCAGCCTGTGCAACATTATTCATTCTCTCTTGGAACAACTCACTTTCTTTAAGTTCAGCAAAGTGATTATCGTAGACATAATCAAACTGAATGTGCTCTGACATTCTTGACCAGTCTTCTGGTGTCACAACATTCTTGAGAAGAAGTTGAGTTTTTAAGATATCCAAGAACATATTGGAGAATCTTTTACGAAGACGACCAACAAATTTACTAAATTTAAGTTCGTCTCTCAAAATCTCAGAGGAACGACCCAAATTAAATCCACCATCTGCACCTAGTCTTGACTCAGGCACACCCAAAGACTTGTAAAGTTTCTTCTGGAAATATTGGATATCTGTAATCTCACCAAGATTCTGACCACCTGGCAGAGTGGTGATTTCTGTACCACGTCCACCTTCTCTTCTTGGAAGCCAAAAATCTTCCAACATACTCATAAACTTTTTATCGTCACGAACCTCACCAGTGTTTGCATCGTAGACCAACTTTGATCTGTAACGATTCATTACTTCACGCAGATATTGTTCCGCTTTAACCTTGGGAAGATTACCAACATCGATGTAAAAAATTCTTCTCTCTGGTGCACGTGACAATCTATAAATGACAAGAGAATCTTCAATCATTCTAAGTTGATTGAGGGCCTTTATACCTTTATGTAACCAGGAAAGTGTAAGGTGTTTATTGCGATCTACAAGACCAGATGTGCAATATGTAATTGCATCCTTTGCAATTTTGATATTTGTACCGCCCCCTGCATTTGTAGGGTAGTAAGATCCTTTTCCATTCGATGGATTGAATTCAAAATATTCTTCAAGTTCAGGTGTCAGATTGGCCTGGTTTGCAAAACCATTAACAGTGTCAGCCAGTTTTGTTGCTGCAAGAATCGCAGGATCTTTCTTCTTCGCCTGTCGAACATACTTAATTTTAAGTGCATCAATATATCTGAGTTCTTGAATACCACCGTTTGGATTCTGTAAATCCACAACTTTATGATAATACAATCTTCCATCAATATACCAGTTGCGGAAGATTTCGTGTGCTTTTGAATCAAAATCTAATAAGTCTTTAATATATTTGAATTCGTCTCTGATAATTTTCTTTATATTATCACCAACATTTAAATTCTGAAGATCAATCTCAACTGGGCTGTCGCTGAGATCTGAAACAATTGCTTCGTTTACAACATCTTCGATAGCCTCATCACATTCAGGATGAAGAGACATCTCTCTATATCTTCTGATCAAATCATATTCATTTCTGAATACACCTTCAATATCAACGTATTGACCATAGAAGCCACTACTTACAAAGTAGTCGGATTTATCTGCATCATTTTGCGGAACAGGAGAAACCGCACCACGAGGCAGATTATCCCCGTTAGCCCCCTCTATGGAGAAACCAAATAATTTAGCCATTTTGTCAGGGTTATCTTATAGTCTATTTATTAACGAACGACGGCTTGTCCCTGAGCATTCAAGGCCTCCCACCACTGAACTTGAAGTTCAACAGTGAACTCTTCAATAACGTTGTTTGAATCGTAAGACAGTTCGATAGCTGAGATATTGGTGGGGAACACGCCATGGAAATGATATGATCTCAAAATGGGGATGGTATTTCCAGACGCAACTGGTTGAGCTGTGCGATTCGTGATCGGAGCACGACCCAGTTGATGGACATAAGCTTCCTGTTGATAGATGGTGGGATTAACCTCACCAGCATTATCAACGTGTTTGTTGATGAGATTCATCCACTTTTCAAATGCATCTCTAAGAACGAAATTGCTATCGTTCATTACAGTGACAGTCCAAGTGTCAAAGGTTCTTTCACCAGCAATCTTCAGCTCTCTCCCTCTAAAAGGAATTGAAATAGGAGCGATGATTGAAGCGGGAAGGTTTGCACCTTTTACAAGGAATCGTGATCTGTCACTTACATCATTATCATCAATCGCCAGAGAGGGAAACTTTAGTTCGCACTCAAAGAAATTGGGACGTACACCACCACCAAGGAGTTTACTCTTGAAGGTATCCAGGGTTCTCGCGTTAGCCCCTGTATTGGGGATTTGCTGAGGCATTGTTTTTTTCTCCTGTTAGATGATTAGTTGATACTATTTAATAATCAGACTGTGCCGACTACTTCTTCGAAACTGATTCCAGTGCGTGTAGCAACGAAGGTCAGTCCGATGAAGTTGATGGAGCGCGCTGGCTTCAAGAAGATGTCAGCACGGAATTCATTAGCATCAATGATATCGGGTGTGTTGTTGGACTCATCACAAACTACAAGGAAGTCAGTAAGACCTCTCTTAGCTTGTACATCACGGAGGAAGGGTTCAACAATATTAACAAAGTTCGCTCTCGTGATTGAATCGTTGAACTCAAACAGTTGAGCTCTAGCCGCTCTCTCAATCGCCTGCTCCAAGTTCAGGAACAGACGACGAACGTTGATACGATCGAAGGCGGAAACAAATGCGAGTGCAGTCTTATCACCAAACAGAATGATGCCCTGACCAGGCGAAGCGATAATTGGATTAACTCTCTTTACATAAAGAAGATCTCTTTGAGCTTGCGATGGGTTGTACGCAAGTTTTACGGCGTTGTTGATTACGCCGCGAGCGGTGCCAGCTGGAGAGAACCAGGGGAAGGAGTTAATCGATGTTCTAGCCATACAACCTGCAACATCAGGGTTGCAAGGAATATAACGGAACTTGTTATTAAAACGATCAAAGGTATATTTGTAACCAGAATCAAGAACTGCATATGAGGATGAACTGACCTGATTCATTGTATTAAGAATATTGTCAGTTTGAGTATCAGAGTTCGTCAGAGGCACATCACCACTTAATACGTCAGCTCTTCTTGGGGAGATAACAGCAATGCAATCCTTTCTATTTTCTGCAATATTAACTAGTTTGTTTGCCTTACCGACAGTCTCATCTCTGCTGGAAAGACCAGGGCCCATAATCAAATAATCAATTGGATACTCTCTGATATTTGAGAACTCATCATAACCAGTCATCAGGTCACCCAAGGTTGCGGTAAACGTTGGGGCTGTAAATGTGCCACCTTCGTTTTTGCCACCCTGAAGTGAGAAGACTGATCTACCAATACCAGCAAATACAACGTTCTGGGCTACTTGACCCCAAGCAGAAGCAGCGGCGGTAAAGGCAGTATTTCCAGTGGAGAATCCTGTTGGAGTTCCATTAGGAGCAAAACCAGCAAACACATATTCAGAATTTTCAGCAACGTAATCCTTGTAGAAATTAGGAGTGTTAAACTGAACTGCGTCTTGAGCTTTCGACAGTCCTACAAATTCCTCAAGAATTTGACCAGAACTACCAGTGATCTTACCACTATCATCAACAACTACAACGTGAATTTCGTCGAATCTTGAATTTCTACCAGCAGCATATTGGGATGTCTGAGGTTTGGGAGCAACAGAAGTCCAGAATACAGTGGCATTCGTCAGACCCAGAGTTTGAGCCTCATAGAAATCAAGAGCAGTGTTTGGAGTTAGTGCAGAGTTGGTGGTGATTCCAGTTACCTCTAAAATTTCACCTGTTGTTCCAACTCCAACAGTCAGAACTCTGATATAATCATCTACATCAATTCCTCCTAGAGAATTGATTTCTAATGTGGTGTCGGAGCTTGAAGACTGGGAAACTCTTACAGTTGTTGCGGCACCAGCGTTAGTTAAGACATTGACTGAAGTACCGTCATTATGGGCTGCTTCAGTTGTTCCGTCGATACCTCTTGTTGAAAATCCTACGAAACCTGTTGCACTAACGATAGTAGCACCAATACCAATCAATTCTTCACCAATCAAGAGAAGATTGGCAACACCTGAACCGATTGTGCCAAGACCAGAGGTGCTAGAGAGGTTTACGCCAGTAGCGCCGATCGCAAGTGCCTGACTACCAGCTTGGTCAATAACAAGACTACTATAACCCGAAACAGTATTATAGAGGAGAATTTGAGTACCAACACCGATAGCGCCGGCGCTTGTACCACCATATGTTCTTGATACTGTGATCGATGTCGTGGCTGAACCAGTGGCACCTGAGATATTCAAAACACTAGTTGTTTTAAATGCAAAGGCTCCACCCTTAGTGTAATCAGCGTCAGTAACAGTTCCAGACGTGGATACCTGACTGACAACTTTGACATCAATCGATGATGAACCAATACCAGTTACAATACCCTTGAGGTGACCGTTAAGTGTCAGTGACGTACCAATACCACCAACTTGCACACCACCAAATGCTTGAGTTACTGCAGCACCTACCACGATACCCGATGTGGTGATACCAGTCAATGTCTGATCCGTTTTTGCGTCAATGACACAGACTTTCAGATCATTAGCCCAAGTACCTGGGTTTTTGGCCGCCCAGTAGAAGTTTGTTGCGTCATCAAAACTATTGAAATAATCTTCAGTATTTTTGATTTTTAAAGTTGTTACAGATGATCCAGCACCTGTATCTACAGCAGCGTTTGCGTTGACGAGATTAGTATGATCTGTTCTTACAACACGCAGGAAACCGCCATATGACAAATAAGAAGCAGCACTCATCCAGTATTCATACTGATTACTTGTCTCTTGGGGTTCACCAAAGGTGTCAACTAAATCTTTTTCGTTCTCAATAAGAGTTGGTTCGTTGATAGGACCCTGAGTGAAGGGACCGGCGATGGCACCAGTAAGGTCCTGTACGCCCGTAATTCCACCACGAGTAAGATCAACCTCTCTTACTTTAATTCCAGGAGATACTAAGCCTAAACCAGCCATCTGATTTCCTCTAGTAGTTTCAGTTTTTGATCTAAATTTATTTATTGTTTAGCACTCTTTCAAGTGGGGAAACCGCCCGTGAACACACTACCAGTCTGGATATTCCCACCTATTCAAGACTTTATTCGTCATTCTACTCACAACGACTCTTTTAATTGTGCAACTTTTACACTCATAAGAATAGGCTGACGGTATATCACCTCTACCCTTTCTTGTCAAATAAAAACCATCAATAAGATCTTTTATCTCACCACATACTCTGCATTGCCTTTGACTAAGAAATAAATGATCGAGATCGAACTGATCATCCAGATTCATTAATGATACTCCCACATAAAGTTCATATCACCGTATGTAGAATTGATATCATCTAAATCAGTTTTTCTCCATATAGTTCCGTCGTCTTCTTTAATAACATCATCATCGAGACCATCACTGATGAAACCAAAGGGAGCCATATCTTGCTCGATCTGATCTCTCTGTTCTTCATATAACCGTTTTCTTACATCTTGATCTGTTAGTTCTTTGAAGTAATCTTGTGC